GACTCCAGTTACGCGTTCGCTGCGGATTGTTGTGTTGAATTCGGTCACGCCGCCACCTCCAAGTCACTAAGAACACAAGCCAAGCTAGTCAAGCAGTCATTAACAGCCTGTGGATCGTAGTTATCACCAAAGTCTAGCAACCAGTCATTGTGCTCATCAAATGCCATCATAGGCGCGTCACGTTGCATCATGTGGACAAATAAGCGCTGCCCGTCGGCGCTGACATCATAGTCAACGAACAGTTTTTTGCTGCGTAGAATTTGGATGTCAATCACCAATTCCATGATTTGGCGCTGGATAAATGTTTTATGCTCTTCGATATTCATGCTTGCATCCCCTTAACGATATTAAATACAGTTGCCATGGCGTGCTGCAGGTGCTTGCTTGAGCAGGTAATACGGCCATAGCCAGATTTAGCGGTGACTGTGTATCGGTTGTTTTGTTTTTTGATTGTCATTATTGCTCTCCGTTAGTTACAACCCTAACCTTAGCAGCTAAAAAAAAGGTTGCAAGTATTATTTTTAGCCTGGGTGAAGTTGACACCAGAAGGAGGCCAGGTTAATATCAACACTGGCTTTCGATAGCCACTCTCCTTTTTCCCGCCGCGGTTCACCAAAGCGGGTTTTTTATGTCCCGTGTTCCGGTATTGGGGATAAACTTAAAATAAGAATCCCCGCTATTTTAACTTGACCCCGCCTGTATAAGTGCTAGTCTTTGGTTGTCGATAATAAAGGAGACGATAATGAACATTAAAGACTTACCCCACGTGACAGTCGAGCAAGTACTGGCATTGCGCAAAGCGGCTATTGAGTTAGAACAAGAACTATCCGACCTAAAAGCCTCACTACCTAAGATTAAGGCGGATTCCGTGCGTGAATACGGCAAGAAATGTGATTCTGTATTTTATACAGCATATAAACCAACACCCGAAGATTATGCCAACAAACTGGAGGCCGGAGAATGAAATTCAAAGAAAAGCGCGGTAACATTTTCGTATTTGATGGTGGGTATGCTGGTGAGGAGATTGAGGTATTAAGTATAAACCTAGATCATAGAACAGTAATTAATTATAGGGGCGTGGGAGTTTGGAATGATATGGGCGTTGATACACTTGGAAAAATAGTGCCATACACAGATATCCAAACAGCAGTAAACCTAATGCAGATATTGATTAATGAGGGGTTAGTATGAATATCACAAAAGAGCAGATTAGAGAATGGCTATCAAGCCACGGGTATAAAATACATGAAAACACATACCTTCCTACAAATGAGATTGTTTATGCAATAAGCGGGTGTATTAACGACCTAGCGCCTAAGTGGGTTAGTGTTGATGGATATGAAAATATTCCTAAAGGGGTATGGTTGGTAAGACTAGAAGGCGAGGATAGTCCGGAGGTAGCTGACAATACAGGTTCTATATGTATTATTGGAAATAGATTTGCCTTTGATGCTGAAAGAATTACTTCCTACATACCCCTACCGGAGCCACCAAAATGAACCCACTAAAACAAATAATCGACACAGGGCGAGCCATCCGCGATCTAGAGCTGGCATTGCGTGATGCCAAACTAGCGCAGGTCGAAGCCAAGAAAGCCCTGCTAGCGCTTTGTCCTGCGCAGATAGGCGATAAAATAGCACTCGATACAGGCGGATATGGCGAGGTTTACAAAATACGCATTATGAATAAACGCTATGATTATGTGAGTTTTGGCGTTGACGTAAGTAAAGACGGAGAAAGCCACTTTTTAGTAATGGTGCCCAGCAGGGCGGTAATGGATGGATTGAGGGGTTAGTATGAAAAAGAGCAATTATTGTTTATAGCAAGATCAATGAGACATAGGGCGGAGCGTAGTAAGAATGATAAATATTTTGAATTGCTAGCTGAAAAGCTAATGCTAGACGAATTGCTATGCGGCGAAGAAGACCCAGCTGGTTTTCTAAAAAGATCAATATGCGAGCTAAGGGATGATATAAAGAGGACTGAGCTAGAAAAAGAATTAGAAAAATTGAGGGCTTATCATGAAGATACCTAAAATTAACAGATTTTCTCTATTTGGCCTATACCTTGTTATGTCGATATATTCACTGATAGCGCCTAGGTCAACTCGTTTTCTATTGGATGCTTATAAGAGGGATCACATAAGAAGAAGGGAAGATAAAGCACATAAGGACTTATAAGGGCTTAGGCCCTTTTTTTACGCCTATAAAAAACCCCCGCGTAAGTTGCAAGCAACCAAGAGGCGAGGGCCGTGTTGCGCTCATTGTAGCACAAAAAAACCCGCCTTTCTTTCGATTGGCGGGTAAACCTGATATTTGAGGTGGTTAGTTCCAAAATAGAACCAGCCATAGCCTATGGTTTGCATATTACCCGCGCATTATAACCTTCTCAACAAACAACCGCAAGCGAGTGTTTGCAGCTCGCCTGGCTGCGTTGCTTTTCTTATGATCTACCGGTTCTGCATCGTGCGCCTCTTGCCAAGCTTGTTCGTAGCCTTGGCGGGCTTTTTCCTTGTATTGCATAGGCAGTCGGTTTAATTGCTGTTGAATCCACTTTTGATCGTGCTTATGTACGCTCATTTAAATAAGCCTCGAATGCTTCTAGTGCGCCTTGCCATCCTAAAGCGATGCAGCCAAAAAAACCCAGTTCAATTTGGGTTTCAAGGAATTCCACCTGGTCATCACTTATTTTAGATTTGGTGTGGTCTTGTCTTTTTAACTCACACCAAAACGAGCCAATAACAATATCACTCGCACCAGTTACCATCCCTTCCATCTTTTCGCGCTTGATTTGCTGGACTGTTTTCTTACCCTCGTTCCTAACATGCGTAGCAATCTTTCCCCATGTATCTGGGTACCTTGCGCGAATAGTATTGATAAACGTTATTTGCTCGGCTGATTCCTTAGGGCAGTCGCCCCTGTATGTGGTATCCCCATAGATGGGGATTGTTTTAGGTAGTTTCATTTAATTCTCCATACTGGAATGCCAGCCGATTCAGCAAGCCTTATCATACCATTAGTGCCAATACCTCCAGCAAAAGCAACGACACAGTCGGGCGAGCCAAATTTAATCATATTTTCATTTCTTATTGGCCCTGCTCTTTTGCCTAGAGCTTCCCAGTTAGCATGGAAGGTGCAATGCGGAATCCCATTACTGTCTGCCCATTCCCCGCCTAATTTGTCAGCGCCTTTTGCACCACCCTCTATGATAAGATCTATACCATGCTTATCTCTTAGCTTTTTAAGGCTATTATTTACTTTTTCTTTATCGTTATATTCTCGTCCGCCACATACTAGCACTTTCATATTTCTGGTTCCTTATCTGCTGGCAGATTGTGTGCAAAGGCATTGTAATACTTTTTAGCCTTGTTGCGTTGATATGTGATTGTTTTTGGTGGATGTCCTTTTTCTTTGTTCTCGATAAACATATCGACATTAGGGCAGACCTTACCGTTAAAATAGGCTTTGCTAAAATCCTCGTATAGATTGCGCAGAAACTGAATATGGCTATCAGGACTATACCAAATATCGAAAGTGGCGTATTCAGTCACATAGGTTGCCTTTAGTGTTTCATTGCCAGCTTTTGATATATGCTTTACCAGCGCAAATGCTTTTACCTCGTCAGTGCTTCGCGTATGCGGATCTGCTTTCATGCGTTTAAACTCTATTTGAAGCTTTTCCGATGGGTCGACCAATTCTGCTTTGCATTCCTCACAATACCTCGCCGCTATATCATTGTGATGGCCGCATTCATAGCATTCTTTAGATGCCCAACGGTGCTCACAGCGATTAGAAACGCCATTATGCAGCGAGAAACCAAAGCAACGCCGACCGCTGTGAGCAGGGTAAGGGGTGCCGTCTTCTGTCTTTATTTTATTGCCTGCCAGATCTACAAAATCCCCTTCGATATCAATTCCAAATTCATCGGGGTTTTTCCGCATAGCGAATGAATTGATTGTTGAGCATAGGGGACAGCAAACGTCTATTGGCTCGCCTTTCTTGTTATGCCTCGCTTGGATGATTGGCGAGAACAAATCGTCTTCTAGCTGGTGACGCTCAATATTGCCCGCGTAATCTAAAACCAAACAATCCGATTTTTCAGGATGCAGGCGCATTCCACGGCCAATGATTTGCTGCAAGAGGCTGGCCGACTCAGTGGCTCGCAGTATGGCAATGACATCTACGTGAGGGGCGTCGAACCCAGTCGTTAAAACCGCAACGTTCACTAGGTACTTAAACTTGCGTGCCTTAAAGTCGTTAATCATTTGCTTGCGCTCAGCTTTTGGCGTATCGCCAGTGATTAAGCGACTATTATCACTAGGTAGGGAGTCCATGCACTCTTGTGCGTGCTGCACGGTTGCCGCAAACACCATCACTCCCATTCTGCCAGCGCTATGGCTAACAACGTCTTTAATTATCTCGTATGTTTTGCGGCCCTTTCCTTCAAACACCTGCTCGTATTCTTTTTCACTATGGCGAACAATTCCGCTTGTATCGTAGCTTTCAGCGTGATTAGGGTCAGCGTGTGGCTGTGTCAAATACCCTTCTTTGATTAATTGCTGCGCGGTTATACGAAAAGAACATGTATGGAAGTATGGATCTTTTGTTTGATCCTGGTCAACTGGCCTGCCATCCGCCCAGTAACGAAAAATATAACCATCGTTTAATCGGTACGGTGTGGCGGTTAATCCGATTACGCGTAATTGCGGGTTTTCTTCTCGCATATCTGAGATGATTTTCTTAATGGTCGGGGTGAGATTGTGGCACTCGTCAATTATTACAGCTCCAAAATTTCCCCGTGCAAATTGCTTTACATTGTTTTTAACGGTCAATGGCGTGCCAAAAACCACATTGTGGCGCAGTGACTTGCCAAGCGATGCCGAATAATACGAGGCTTTTAGCTCGTAGCTTTCGTACTTCTCGAAATTCTGTTCAGTTAATTCCGTGGAAGGAGCAAGGCACAGTACTTTTTTGCCTGTGTTTTCTTCTATCCATTTTGCCACCAAGGCAACAATTATCGATTTACCTGCCCCGGTGGCTGCTTCGACTAGGCACGGCTCAATGCTTGATTTTACCCAGCTTAGTACAGAATTAATTGCATCCTGCTGGTATTCGCGTGGTTTGAACATATTAAAACCTTAGCCGCGCATTGGCGGCTGTTAGTTGTTTATTTAGATTTAAGTATATCTATGAGATGCATGGCTTGGGTTTCTGCATCATCTAAAGCATTATGGTGAGTGCCAACTCTTTTAAGCTCTATTAGAGGATTCATGTTTTTTAATGTGCGATAGCAGCTGTCAGCCCAGAACGGCCACGGGGCATCTTGTCCGATCGCTTCATAGGCACTTCTAAGTATTACGTTGTCAAAAGTAGCACCATTGCCCCAAATTGCGCCACCGTGCTTTAGGTAAAACTCAGAAAAACTATCTAAGGCAGATATTAGATCTGAAGCATTGCCGTTATCGAAGAACTTAGACCTTGCTTCGTCCTCTTGTTTCATCCACCAGATAATTGTATCTGCATCAAAATTTAGTCCGGCACACTTGCATGATGAAAGCCTAACTTGAGTATAAAATTTATCAATAATCCCGGATTCATTAAATGCAACGGCACCGATTGCTATAATTGCGGCATTCGGCTTTGTGCTCATCGTCTCTAGGTCTAGCATTATGTCATTCATTTAAAGCTCCAATATTCTGAATTTTTCCCGCGATACTGCTCAAGATCAACACCTTTAAGCTCAGGGATTTTCGCATAAGCAACATTACCCTTACGCACAACCTTGGTCAGCTTGTGGCCATTGATCTCGCTATCACGTTCGCCGCACCGTTCAATCAATTCAGCCAGAAGGTCTTTTTTCTTGGTTTCCAGCTCTTTTATTGTTTCACTAATGCTTTTGTATTCCTCAGCAATATCGACGATCAGTTTGTCGGATTGACCCTTGTGCTTTGGCTCAAGATAGCGCAAAGCGTTTGGCATTTCACGTTCAACAAGGTAGGCGTCGTAAAACGACTTTAGCTTTGGGATGTTTTCGTCAAGCCATTGCTGGCTTAAGTGATCCGTTTCTATTGTGTCGCCATGCGGTGCCCACTGATAAAACTCGACATATTCACGATTTGCGCACGCCATTTCAATTTGAGTTTGTGCCATGTAATGTGGTTGGTCGTGCAGTGTTTTAAATACTGGCGGGTTTTTGTCACGCTGGCCATATGGACACTTAATTTCAGCCACACCTTTGTCACCTATCAATCCGTCAGGGCTAGCGCCTAGCCATTCATATACTGGATGCACGAAAAATCCACATTCTTCTACTGGTTGGCTTAGGTGAAACATTTCCATTTGTTTGGTGGCGCCAGGCTCATTATGCGTGCCCCACTCGGTTGCAGGGTTGCCTACGAACTCGCGCTCAGCATCGTGATATGCGCGCACCATTTCGCGCATTACATCCGCCGGTTTTTTGAATGGGCTTAGCCCTAGAATTGCACCAACATTTGAGCCTGTTATGCGCTCTTTGCGCTGCTGGAACCATTCTTTTGATCTTTGCTCAATCATTTTAACTCTCCTAAAAAAGGGGCCGAAGCCCCGTGTTAGTTATTTAAAAAGGCACATCGTCGTCGACTGCTTGGCTAGGCTGAGGAGCTTGCTGCACCGGCTGCGGAACTGAGTCTTTACTTGCTACTGATTGCACCCAGTTTCCTGTTTTCTTCTCGCCGTCGCGCTCCATCTCCCAGACCGCTAACTTAATGATCATCGGCTTCATGCCAAGAGTATTCATTAGATTTTCAGGCGTAGGGGCTTGACCACTTGCCATTAATTTACCTCCCGCGTTAGCGTCAATGTTAGCAAGCATGCGCTTTGCTTTATCGCTAACTTTAGGGTCAAGGTCAAATACTTTAACCTTGTGAAAAATCTTGCGGTTTTTATACTCTTCACCTTTTAGGATATTCCAGCGCAGAGAAATATACTCTTGACCATCGTAAGAGTCGATTTTTGCCTCGTCAATAACTGCTAGGCATTCAGTACCATTTGGTATCGGTTCCATTTGACCGCCACCCATCTCAAAGTTACCGGTTGTTTCAATTGTGCTGTTATCGCTTAGATTCCAGAAGTTTGACATTTTATTTTCCTTTTATTGCGGTTTTGTTGTTGGTTGGTTAAAAAATGGAATGTATTGTAAAAGCGGGTTCTCGCCTTTAACAAGTTTGATTTCCTGGGGCATGTTGTAGCGGTTTTTTGCGTCAACATATCCAGTTGTGCCATCGGATGACGTGATTAAATAACGATCGCCCGATGTTGTCACACGCGCTGCTTTTGTTTGTTGGCCCTTATTATTAGACTCAGCTCCCGTTAAGTAGCGCTCTTCTTTTAGATAGATTACAGCATCCGACCGGCTAACGTAAAGCTTTTTGCTGCGTTCGTGCATCGCTAAAGAATAAGTACTGTATTCGCTCATTTCTTCTGGCGACGTCTTAACCTTATGGATGCCAGTGTGACTAAGAAATACAACCGCCATGCCTTTCCCGCGCAAGAACTCACAGGCACGAATAAGGTTTGAGTGCATCCCCATTGATACGTCATAACCCTTATGGAAGCCGCCGGCAGCATTGCCAATAGAATCGCAAGGCTTGTTGCCATCGTCAAATACGACCACCTCTTCCTCAAACAGGTCATTTAATGCAGTGTTAGAGTCAATGATCACTGTTTTGTAATCATGCTCTTCTTGAATCAACATACGAAGCTTGTCCATTATTTCAATAGACGGGCGATGACCTGTTTTCTTATCAGCTTTGCGCAGCTGCTTCAAGAATTTTGGCTTTACATCCGAAGTCTCGAAAACGGTTTTCGCATTCTCAGCTTGGATAAATATTGGGTTAGGGAATAAACCCGCCAGCGATGTTTTACCAGCACCGGGGAATCCCACAATTGTGATAATCGGCGCTTGTGGGCCGCTATCGTCTAGTTCGTCTTTCAAGCTCATTGGCTCGTCTCCTTTTGTGTTGTCGTTATCGACAGGGCAAATCTACGCGCTTAGTTTTTAAGTGTCAACAATTAATTTTCATTTAATTTATGCTTTGCACTATTCTATATCTGATAGTAGTATCGGCAAGCGTTTTACTATTTATACAAAAGGAGAGAGTAAATGCCAGATCACACAGATTACATTGAGGCGGGCCTGAGAGTATTTGGGCTGTACGGTGTAAAGGATGAAATGTGCGAATGCGGAAATCCGGATTGCAAGGCTTATTTTAAGCATCCACGCACCTCGGCATGGCAGCATACGCCACAGTGGAGTGATGAGCAGATCGAAATGATGGAGGAAATGGACTACTTCAAAACCGGCTTTGGCGTGATCGTTTCCGGCCTATTGGTTGTTGATGTTGATGCAAGAAACGGCGGCGTACCATCATACGAAAAGCTAACGGCACTAATCCCAGCTATTAAAGAAAGCGGCTTTATTGTTGAGACAGGCAGCGGTGGCGGGTCAAAGCATGTTTATTTTTCATTGCCTGAGCCAATCGCTATGGTGCAAACCCATAAAGAATTTGAAGGGATAGACTTCAAGACCAGTGGGTTTTGCGTTGGGTCTGGCTCAGTGCACGCAAGCGGTAATCTATACGAAACCTTAGTCGGCGAACCGTCAGACATAACCCCTGCGCCACAAGCATTGATTGAGCTATTACGCAAACCAGAGCGGCATAGAGCTGTTATCGATGGCGCGGCCATTGACGTTTCCGATTCCGACCTGCGCGATATGTGCGCGTTTATTGATCCTAGCTGTGACCATGAGACATGGATTCGTGTAGGTATGGCCTTGCATCATGCAACACAGGGCAGCGGCCTATCATTATGGGACGATTGGAGCGCTGGCGGGGATTCGTACCCTGGTTATGAGCAGCTTGACAAGCGCTGGCAGTCGTTCGGCAAGTCAAGTAACCCAGTATCACTTGGCACACTCATGCACTACGCCCGCGAAGGTGGTTACGTTGAGCCGGTTGACTTCGTGCCCACTGTCACTTTTGATATGCCGGAAACGCCTATTGATGAGATGACGATTGACCTACTGCGCCCACCTGGCTTTGTTGGTGACTTGTGCGCATGGATCAATGGACAATCACTTTACCCGCGCGAATCCTTGGCGGTTGCTGCATCCTTAACTGCGATTAGCAACATGGCGGGCATGCGCTATCGTGACGAGTTGGACGGGATGACACCCAATATCATTGCGTTTTGCGTCGCTGGGTCGGGTACGGGCAAGGAGGCCATAGGGAAGGCATTCGCAGAGGTTATGCGCTTGGCTGATTTATCACCCGCTTTATACGGGGCGTTCAAGTCCGAGCAAGAGTTATACCGCAATTTATTACGTCATCAGCCTGCCTATTACTCGATTGACGAGCTAGGCATTCAGTTAACCAAGATTAAAAACGCAATGTCACGCGGTGGCGCTTCATACCTTGAGGGCTTGCTAGGTGCCGTGATGTCGGTTTATTCGAAAGCCGATTCGTTTGTGCCGGTTACGGGCGACCTCAAAGAAGAAATCCGCGCCCAGCTTGGCAAGGAGTACGCAGCTATTAATAAGCAATTAGACGACGGCCGTGGCAATACCGACCTGCTAGAGCGCAAGCTTAAAACAGTTGAACGCCAATTGAGCACAATTGATCAGGGCATTGATTCGCCATACTTGTCAATTATTGGGTACACGACCCCAGCCACGTTTGATGGCTTGTTTGATTTTGAGCAAGCGACTAACGGCTTTTTATCTCGTGCGATGATATTTAAAGAGCTGGAAAACAATCCGAAGCGGAAAGCCAGCTTTAAAAAAATGCCCATGACTGAGCAAATGCAAAACACGCTGTTCACTTTGCGCCACGGTGGGTCGTATAGCGTTGTGCAGGATGCCCGTATTGAACATACCGCGCAAAAGGTTGGTGTGCCTACAACGCCGGAGGCTGCTGAGCTACTAGACAAGGCGTATAACGAATTCTGGACAATAGCCGAACAGCACAAAAATCAGACAGGATTGGAAGCAATCCCGCGCCGTGGCTATGAAATGGCGGCAAAGGTTAGTTTGATTTTGGCATTGCCTGGTGGGTTGCGCACAGAGGAGCACGTCAGGTGGGCTGTGGCGATGGCTAAGCGTGATATACAGGAAAAGCTAAAGCTTGCCTATACAAACAGCGCAGAGAGCGATACAGACCGCTTGGCGGCAAAGATAATGTCTTTGGTTAGCCAAGATCATAGCGAGACGATAGGCGTGATCCGCAATCGTTGCCGGTCGTTTGATAAAGGGCAGGTCGATGCTGTGATCAATAAACTTGTAGATGCTGGGCAGCTGCTTTGCGAGGAGACGCAGACAGAAAGCAAGCGACAAGGCACAGTAAAAAAATATAAAGCGGCGTAGCCGCTTCCCTTCATTAAAAAGTGTGCTATATTAGCTGAAAGCCGCATGAATACTGGCTTTCAGCATATTAAATAGTATTAAATAGTATTAAATAGTAGATTGGTTACTATTTATTAAAGCCAGTAACGGCGCGACCTCTAGCAAGATTTCTGCATTAAATAGTTAAATAGTAAAAACCCTTAAGGCACTATATGAAAATATGGTGTCTTTTTTGTATCTGTTTCAGTACTATTTAACTATTTAACTATTTAATAACT